TCCGATCTCTTTGTGTACTGTGACACTGACAGTGTAAAATTTATTGATGATGGTACAGTGTCATTCAAAGCATATAACGAGTCCAGAAAAAGGGACTCGATAAAAAATGGAGGTGTTGCTGTGGATCTTGCCGGCCATGATCATTATTTAGGAGTATATGAGAATGAAGGGACTTATAAGCGCTTTATTACTATGGGCGCTAAAAAGTACGCCTATGAGGATGCTGCCGGAGAGCTGCATATAACGGTAGCCGGTGTATCAAAATATAAAGGCGCTGAGGAGCTAGCCAGGCGCGGAGGTATAGAGGCCTTTAAAGAGGGTTTTATATGGTATGATGCAGGAGGCCTTGAATCAGTTTATAATGATGATCCGGAAGTAAAAGAGGTCACAATAGATGATCATAAGCTGCAGATCATCAGTAATGTGCTCCTGAAACCCTCAACCTATACGTTGGGTATTACCGGAGAATATGCAAGAATATTAGAAAATCCTGTTATATGGCTTGCACTTATGCAATAATTATTGTACAATAATGGCAGTTAATACTACTGGCAATAAAGGAGGCGCTAATATGTTTATGGTTAGAGTTATTAAAGATGGTAAAACTATCGAGAGCAGAAAAAGCAGTGATTTTTGCTATGTCAACTGGTTTGTTGGTATCAGAGTTGCAGAAGGCTGTGAGTGTACTGTCTATGAGGAAAGAGAAGAAGCCTGGGAAATAATACATATATAGCAGCTCCGGCTGCTTAAACTGACCTAAGCCGGTCACAAGTCCGGTTGAAAAACAGTGAGTGAGCAGTTATAACAATATACTTAAGTATAGGAGGAAAACATGGAAGTTATCAAAAAGTTTCCTGAGGACATGGATGCGCGCACAGCTTATAAGCTCATGAAGTCGCCGGCAGTAAAGAAAATGTCTGAGGCTGAGGGATCAGTGCTGCAGATCCAGAGCTGGATCCAGTATAACAGCCCTGATAGAGAAACAGAAGAAGTTAAGGAAGTCATAGCTATCGAGACTCCTGATGGCGAGCTGTTTGCTACTATCTCAAACACTTTCAGAGAGGAATTTCTGGACATGGTGGGATACTTCGGTCCTGATCTCGGAGCTATCGAGATTATAGCAGGAACCAGTAAGGCCGGCAGGAAGTACATTACATGCTCAATAGCTTAACTTAAATAAGGACAGAGGCCGGATAAATAAAACATCCGGCCTTAAATTTTATTTAGGAGGTCATTATGTTAAAAAAGGATGCAAGGTACCATTATGGTATCAAGAAGCATATAAAGGGGCGCGGATATGATACAGACTGCTGGGTGCTTAATGATAAGTATTTGCCATTAAGATATATCTACAGAGCCAGTGCCAACTTTATGTGCGAGGAGCTTAATAAGGCTCATAGTGGCAGACTTAAATTTTATGTAGCGAGGTGTGACTGATGGATTATGAGGACCTTATCCTGCAGAGACAGGAAGAACAAGAGATATTTGAGGATGATCCGGATATGTGGGATATGCTATTCTGCTCGGATGATCACTGGTGGGATAATATAAAACCGGAGGAGTTTACATGTCAATCTACTTAGATAATGGCTATTTAGATATAGCTAAAATATTAAGTTATGGCCTGCCGTTCAATTTTATAGTCGGAGGTCGTGCTACAGGTAAAACATATGGAGCTCTTAAATACGCGTATGAATCTCATACGCGCTTTATTCTTATGAGGCGAACGCAGGCCCAGACGGATCTGATCAATAAACCGGAGTTTAATCCATATAAGGCCATTAATACAGATCTGGGCAGTGACATACAGATAAAAAGCATAAGCAAATATAATAGCAGGATCTATGAGCCTGCCGGAGATAATGAGGCGCTGCTGGGCTATACATGTGCGTTATCTACTATTTCTAATATGCGTGGTTTTGATGCCTCAGACTGTAAGCTGCTTATATATGATGAGTTTATACCGGAGCGCCATGAGAGGCCTATCAAAGGAGAGGGCGCAGCATTTCTTAATGCCTATGAAAGTATAAACCGAAACAGGGAGCTTAAAGGGGAGCCTCCGCTGCAGGTGCTGGGTCTTGCTAATGCTTTTAATATAGCTAATCCTATATTTTTGGAGCTGGGGCTTGTGGGCCGTGCTGAGAAAATGAAAGCAGCAGGACAGGAGCTGTTTATTGACAGGGAGCGCGGTATTTTAATAGTGCTGCTGCAGAAATCCAGAATAAGTAAGGCTAAAGCTGATACTGCTTTATACCGGCTTGGCTCCGGATCTTATAATGACATGGCCCTGTCAAATGATTTTATTTATAACAATTCAGATAGCATAAAGGCACAGGCCCTTAAAGAGTACACTCTTATTTGTACGGTAGGCGAGATCAGCATATACCGGCACAAGTCCAAAAGGGAATATTATGTATCTGAACACCGGACCGGCACAGCTCCGCTATATAAATCGGATGAAGTGGGGATCATGCGCTACAGGCGTAAGCATGGCCTCATACTGGCTCCTGCCTATGTCAATAACAGAGTGCTGTTTGAGAACATATTGACTAAAACACTCTTCGAATTGTATACTATTTAATAATAGTGCCGGTAGCGCAAGGCAAGCCCCGGAAGGGTGCGCAGACTCCTGCCAGAGTATTATACCGGCACTATCTTATGGAGGTAATACATGGATGTACAAGTAATAGGTCAGCTGGTAGCCAGTTTGGGCTTTCCTATTGTAGCGTGTGGCGCTATGTTCTGGATGGTTAACAAGCAGGAAGAAAGACACGGAGAGGAGATAGGATCTCTCCGGAAAACGATTGAGGATAATACTAATGTGCTGTCAAGCTTGAAAGAGCTTATACAGATCATAGTAAATAAGGAGTCAGGTAAATGACAAGCAGATCTAAAATAGTAGCTGTAGCCAAGTCATATATAGGAACCTGCGGAGGCAGCTCTGCACATGCGGATATATTGCACTACTTTAATAAGGTCAGACCATACGGCTACACGGCCCATAAATCTGATCCGTGGTGTGCAATCTTTGTCAGTGCCTGCGCTATACAGGCTTTTGGAAAAGCCACAGCTATAAGATATTTCCCTTTATCAGCTGCATGCACATATATTATTAAGGAAGCTAAAAAAGATAACACATGGGTGGAGTCGGATAAGTATATACCGGAGGCCGGTGATTGGATCCTGTACGATTGGCAGGACTCAGGCAAGGGTGATAATAAAGGCCAGCCTGATCATGTGGGAATAGTGGAGTATTACAAGGCCGGATATATTCATGTTATTGAGGGCAACATGGGCGCGGAGCCTGGGCGCTGTGGCAGGCGTAAGCTCCGCATAGATGGGCGCTATATTCGCGGTTTTGTCACTCCTGATTATGACAGGATCCGTGTAAAAAAATCCAATGAGGATATTGCTAAAGAGGTCATAGCCGGAAAGTGGGGTAATGGTGCAGATCGTAAAAAGCGCCTGACTGCTGCCGGATACAATTATGATAAAATACAAGCTATAGTTAATAAGTTAATGAAATGAGGTTATTATGAAATATGATGAGATAATCAAGCTGCTTGATGCAGGTTACAGCCGCGAGGAGATCATGAAAATGGAGGAGCCTGATCCTAAACCTGCGGATGATCCTAAGACTGCAGATGATCCTGGGCCTGCAGATGATCCTAAGCCTGCAGATGATTCCAGGCCTGAGGATGTTCTTAAAGGTTTTGCGGATGAAGTGAAGGCAGCTATTAAGGATCTTACTAAAGAGATCACAGCAGCTAATATTATGGCTTCACGCCAGCAGCCTGAGCCTGATGATGCGGACATGCTGGCCAAGATCATCAATCCCACGATTGATAAAAATGGAGGAATGTAAATTATGTCAGTTAACACAATGGAATTTAAAGATGCTGCTGCTATCCTTAATAATATAAGGAAGCAGGTAACAGGAGAGACTGCTATTGCTCCTGCTAATACAGCAGAGTTTGTGTCTGTAGCTACCACCCTGCTGCAGGCAGGCTATGATCCGGTGCTTAATGCCATTACTCAGATGGTATCGCGCACAATCTTCTCGATCAGGCCGTACAACAGGAAGTTTGCGGGCATCAAGATGGATGAGGAGCAGTGGGGCGCTATCGTTCGTAAGCTTGCTATCGCAGATAAGGACTGGGACAACGATGTACGCTATGACCTGGTAGATGGCCAGAGCGTAGATATGTTTAAGGTCAACAAGCCAAATGTGCTGCAGACACAGTTTTATGGCATGAACAGCTTTGATAAGCTTATTACGATCTTTAGAGACCAGCTTGATAATGCTTTTACCGGTCCTAACGAGTTTGGCCGTTTTATGGCTATGGTAACGCAGAATGTATCCGATATGATCGAACAGTGCCACGAGTCTATCGCGCGTATGACGATCGCTAACTTCATCGGTGGTAAGGTAGCAGCTCAGAATGGCGTTATTCATCTTCTGACAGAGTATAATACTGAGACAGGCGCACAGCCTCCTCTCACAGCTACTACAGTATACGCCCCGGAGAACTTCGGTCATTTCATGAAGTGGATGTATGCGCGCGTTGCTACACTGACCGGCCTCATGACTGAGCGATCTCAGGAGTTTCAGATCAATGTTACAGGTAAAGAGATCAACAGACATGTGCCTTATCAGGATCAGAAGATTTACCTGTATGCTCCGCTGCTTAACGGCATGAACGCCAGAGTCAGAGCTGAAACATTCCATGCTGAATTTATTGAGTATGGAGATGTAGAGTCAGTCAATTACTGGCAGAGTATCAAGAGCCCTATGCAGATCAATGTTGAGGCTTCTTATATGCAGCCGGATGGCACTATTGCAACAGCTCAGGCTGCTACTATCGATAAGATCGCAGGCGTTATCTTTGACAGAGAGGCCCTGGGTTATACAACAGTACACAGATGGAGCGCAACAAGCCCATTTAATATCGTAGGTGGTTACTGGAATCAGAACCATGTCTTTGACGAAAGATGGTATAACGACTTCACAGAAAAAGGCCTTGTGCTGCTTCTTGATTAATAGCTTTTCTACTTGTGATGTGCGCGGCAGCCTATAGGCATAAGTCCGCGCATGAGGTTTATATTATGAGTTTCAAAGTCAATTTATATTCACTGAGTAAAAGAGATAACAGCACTAAGAGGCCTGCAGGCAGTCCGGTGGAATATGACTGCATTTTAAAGGACGGATGCAGTATTTTTACGCCTGCTATTAAACTGGATATAGGCCTTACTGCGGATCCTTCACAGTATAATTATGCTTATATTCCGGCTTTTGGCAGATATTATTTTATAGAGGACTGGTTTTTTACTGACCGGCTATGGATAGCTAACCTAAATGTTGACGTACTGGCTACATATAAAACAGAGATAGGTAACAGCAGCCTTTATGTTCTGAGGGCTGCCGGTGCACATGATGGCAGCATTATAGATACACTTTATCCTGCCAAAACAGGCTGTAGTTATGCCTCGGATACCAAGGCTAATCCGTGGCAGTCAAGCTGTTTTATAGTAGGCGTTGTGTCAGCTGATGCTGCTTTCGGATCTATGGAATTTTACGCTATGGATGCGGCACAGCTCCGATCTATGTGCCTCACTCTCACAGATCCTGAGTCAATAATAACTACCGACAACTTTTTTACGCCTGAGGAGTTAGGTATAGGCCTGCAGCTTGCTTTAGCAGATCCTATACAATATGTAAAAAGCTGTATTATGCTGCCAGTGGCTAAAGGTGATATAACCAATCTGGGATCTGGGCAAACTATATATGCTGCGCGTTTTGAGGCAGGCACAGGAAGTAAAGTATATCCTACCAGCAGGATAACTAAGAGCTATAATTTTGATATACAAAAGCATCCGGATACCGCAGCACGCGGTAATTATGTTAACAGCAAGCCTTATACTAATATAACTCTTACGATCCCGCCATGGGGTTGTATAGATATAGATACCAGTGTAACAGCTAATGCTTCAACTCTTAGTGTCGATGTTGATGTGGATCCGATCAGTGGCAAGGGAGTGCTGGTTGTAAAAGCTAATAACATTGTACTCAACAGGCTTGAGGCTCAGGTAGGTGTTCCTATTTCATTATCCAGTGTAACAAGAGATTATATAGGCGCGGCTACATCCGCGCTGGGTGCGGTAGGTGGAGCTATCACCGGAGCGATGACTGCTGGTTTAGGTGGTGCTTTTATGGGTGCTGCCTCCGGAGTAGGCAACGCTGTCGAGAGTCTTATGCCAAGAGCTCAGACTATAGGTACCACAGGATCATTTGTATCTAATCGTGGAGACTTCCGACTTGATCATCAATTTTTCAGACCTGTGCCTGATGATAATACTCACAATGGCCGGCCTTTGTGTCAGGTAAAACAGCTTAACACACTCTCAGGCTATATGCTTATTCAGGATGGTGATGTACAAATAACCGGAACAGCTACAGAGGACAGCAAGATCCGCAATTATTTAGAAACCGGTTTTTATTATGAGTAGCACAACACAGATATTAGAAACATGTCACACGCAGGCCGTATGGATGCGTAATGCTACATATGGCTGGCAGTCCCGGCCTACTGTCGCAAAATCGGAAAGTAGAGGAACCTGCGTTACATATGTAGCTTGCGTGCTGCAGAGATTAGGGATACTCGAACCTGGCGAGTATGTATGGCATACAGGGCGCGGATATGGCGATGGCAGAGTATACGGCACTAATGATAAAATGGTGGTCACATATCGGAATAATGCCAGAGTGTCAACATTAAGAAATGTATTATATGCCGGTGATGTGCTGCTGTTTGATGATAATAGAAGCGGAGAGCCAGGATCCGGTGGCCATATTCTGATATTTGCCGGTCAATGGTCCGGTGATAGTCCACTTGTCTGGGATTTTGAGCCGAGTAAGACATGCGCGAGGACCGGACAGCCTCGTACATACGGATCAACACGGAAGGTTCTTGCTACAGTAAGATTAATAGGTGCTGCATATGAGCCCAGATTAAACAGTAATGGCATAGATGGCAACCCATACTGGTATAGTCGCAATCCTTTTTATCTGGCAGGTTTTGGTCTGCCTAACTGTACATGCTATGCGTGGGGTCGTTTCTGGGAGATCGCAGACATAGATCATGATTATAGTAACAGACCAACACTATCAACCGGAAATGCCGAGGATTGGTATGGTTATACTGAGGACGGCTATGATCGCGGACAGACTCCGCAGCTGGGCGCTGTTATATGCTTCGCAGATGGTCCTTTTTCCGGGGATGGTCATGTGGCCATAGTAGAACAGATAAATGAGGATGGCAGCATTGTTACAAGTAACTCCGCATACGGTGGAGAATACTTTTATACACAAACACTGCGACCGCCTAATTATCTACCGGCAGCCGGGTATGTATTTCAGGGATTTATTTATAATCCTTTTGCAGGCGGTGAGCCGATATGGGAACGAAAAAAAATATGGATGCTGAAATGGGATCTATGGCATAGGGAGGAATCATTAATAAAATGAAAACATATGAGTATGATTTTATAAATAGATACAACGCACATATCAAGCCCAGCACTGTGCATGCTCAGGAAAATGCTACAGCCTGGTATTTCCGGAGGTATCTGATAGAAAAAATATTAAGCGTTTTTGAATTTGATGGGATCCCTGAAACATGGAGTATCAACTACTTTCTGTACTCATTGTTTATGTTCGGTTATGTGGTTGTGCTTCGTACAGATAAATTCGGAGTGATCCCACAGGGAGGTATGAACGTAAGCTTGTACGGCTATGACGTTTTTTACCAGCCTACCAATGCGGTTATATCTAATCCATTACTTACAGGCATTACAGAGCCCCGGATAGGCGTTGAGTGCGAGCTTATAAAAATGCAGCCTGATTATGGCGGATGCTGGGATATAGTAAGCTATTATGCAGATCTGCTGGCTCTTGCTTCGGAGTCGCTGGCTGTTAATATCACCAACAGTAAACTGGCTTATGTTTTTGCATGTCAGGATAAGACAGTAGCAGAGAGTTTTAAAAAGATGGTGGACCAGATCAATGAGGGCAATCCTGCAGTATTTGCAGATAAAAAGCTCTTTGATGATAATGGGGATCCTCTGTGGACTACTTTCCAAAATAACCTGAAACAGAACTATGTGGCCGGTGACATGCTCAATGACATGCTCAAAATAGATGCGCGATTCTGCACAGATATAGGCATCCCTAATGTAAATCTGGCTAAGAAGTCCGGTGTTACTGATAATGAGGTTGAGGCCAATAATGTAGACACAAAGAGCAAAGCTTCATTATGGCTGGAGACAATACAGGATAGTCTTGATAAGGTCAATGATATGTTTGGCCTTAATATAAGTGTTAAATTCAGATTTAATCAGGAGGAAAATGATAATGCTGCTGTCGATAATGGGCTTATATGAATATGATAACAATTTATTTCAGGGCCTGCAGCTGCCTGAGGACCTTAACAGAGAAGCTGTTATAAATGAGATCCTGCTGCAGTGTGCTGAGCTGGAAGTAGTATATCCTGATATTAATATTTTAAAACTGGCTATTACTACATGGTCAATAGCTAACCAGTACACATGGCAGAAACTTTATGATACAATGGTTGTAGAATACAATCCTATATGGAATGTTGACGCTAATGTAACTATAGATAGAAATACATCCGGATCCGGAAATGCTACAGACGCTGTTAAAGGCTTCAATTCTAATACATGGGCCGAGTCAGATAAAACAGATACTATCAGTGAGGCCGAGGAGGATGTATATGAACGCAGGACAGGTAATATAGGTGTAACTACTACCCAACAGATGCTGGAACAGGAGCGCAAAATAGCAGAGTTTAATATGATCAGTTATATAGCGCAGTCATTTAAGCAGAGATTTTGTCTGCTAATATATTAAGGAGGTAATAAAATGTTAGAGTTTGGTGCAAGATTTTCAAATGATTTTTATATCAAGGTTGCTGTTGAGGATGATCTGAGTGATAGCACTGTTACAGTTGAAACAATCGTGGAGGGTGAGCCGGTCGTTACTACAGGAGCTATTACATGGGATGATGGTGAATAAAATGGATAAAGCAGCCATTAGATTTTCAGGATCCCGATATATTAATATTGAGTTTGATCCTGAAAATAACAAAGCCGTAATTATCGCTGTTATTGATGACAAAACAATAGCAGGTAACGTAACACTAACAGCTGCAAAAGCAGCTAAAATGGAGAAAAAATAATGGGTATTTTTAGACAATTTCCATATAGCAATTTCCATGATATGAATATGGATTGGCTCCTTAATGAATTTAACGAGCTCATTAATACATGGAAAGAGTACAATGAGAACTGGGAAAACTGGATGAATGATGTAAATGCTACTATTGAAGAATTTAGAACTTTAATAGATCAGAAGCATATTTCCGTTTATCTCAGAGAAATCATTGATAAAATGATAGAGGATGGAGAGTTTCAGGATATACTGGCATCCATGCTCAATAATGAGTTTATTGATGGTGATTATAATATTACAAGATTTGCAAATGCAGAGGATCAAATAACCTTTGTTTACTGGAGAAAGATACCAAAAGCATATAAGCCATATCTGGCATATGGTGAAAATACGGATCTTAAAACTGCAGTTAAACTAAGTGCTCCAACAGGGGCATGCTGCGCTGTCAATGCTTCACGCTGGGTGCTCAATACCGGTGAATTTTATGGATATTTCAGAGCTAATGGTATTACAATTAATAACAACACTTTTGAAGATCCTGACGAATCCACAAACAGCAGAAATATACTTTGTTGTAAAGATGGTACGCTCAGCGGTGCAGACATACGCGAACTAACTACTAATCTGGATAATGCAGAGTATGACTGGGCTCTTACCGGATTTGAAACTATTATTGAAAATAGTTTACCGCTGCCAAGAGCTACAGCAGGTGATCCTGATGAAACTACAGATCTGCATCCGAGATCATTTATCGCACAGACATTAGCAGGTGATTATATTATCGGATGCTGTGATGGTAGATCCGGACGAAGCGAGGGCTTCAGACTGTCAGATATTACGCGGTTCCTCATATCCTTAAATGAAAATGTAACATATGCATACTCATTGGATGGCGGTGGATCCGTAAGCCTGTATGAAAAAGGTTATCATGTAAATAGCTACATCAACAATGAGCTGCGTGAGATCAAGAGCACAATCTGTTTTAAAAAGCCTGATGGGTATTACTCAAACACACTGAAACAAGCCGTAAGTAATGAGGAGAATATCTACAGAGGCCGTAATAACAGCTATGAATACAAAGAGGGTAATATACAATCTTATTCTGATCTGACAACAAAAGAAATCATATTTAGATCCCTCGATGGTATGGGTGCTCAGGCCTGGGCCAGATGGACCAAAAATAGATTTTTTGCAGGCGTAGGTACTGATTTTACAGATGATAATGTTTCTTACAATCTTATTGATGTTGCAAAAACATATTTCCAGTATATTGGAATATCCAGATATCTGCCTAAACTAAAATTTGAAAGTGACGACCTTACAGATGCTTTTCCTACTGCAGCTGAAACAGGCATATGGAGAGTACAGGTCACTACCGGCACTGTTGCAGAAAATCTGGGCATGAGTAATGTCGATTATGGTCGCGTCATGTATATTAGAATAAGAGGAACAGCCAACTATGACCTGATCATGACAAGAGCACACATATATTACAGATATGATAATGGCACACTGAAACAGCTGGACAACTAAAATAAATATATCATACAAGGTACATGTAGCCCTCATTGTATACATTACGGCATAACAGCAAATTGTATACAATGGGGGTTATTGTATACAATCTTGTGTTAGGTACTCCC